GACTACGACATTATTAGTTACTCCTGTATAGGCTGAATCATTTACGGTTAAACAAACTCGGTCAATTCTAGGATTTGTTGCGTCTGCCGTAGTAATTGTTCCTGCTACTGCTGCATCATTAAATACTGAATAAGCTCCCATATTGGAGGTGTAATCACCAACAATAACTGCCCAACCTGCTGCAATAGATACGCTCATAGCAGGAGTTCCTGATTGCGATACGGCTAAATCGTTTGTTCTGCGAACTCCTGTTTGCGCCCAAGTTATTTGGCTCGCTGTTAAACGGTCATTTTCGGCAGAGTGAGATCCGTTTTGTAGCCAACTAGGGGGTAATCTGAGTGCCATTTATTCTCCTAAATATAGGCGTTGCGCCAAGTTATTGTAGCGGAAGTAGCACCTGTTGTACTTGTTCCATAATAATAGAACTGACTTGTACCTGGTGGGGCGGTAAGCCATGTTGAGGTTGCGGTTAATAAATTACGAGCTGGGTCGCCATTGAGAGTTACAGTTTTATCCAATAAATTTATTACGCAGGTTTCGACATCGGCAAAAGTGTAATTGAAGAACATATATTGCCCTTGGGTGAAATTACCAAATACTGGGTTTGTTATAGGACCATTAAAAGTGATTGTTGGATATGTGGTCGCCCAACCACTATTTAAAACGCTTGTAAACGGTGCGCTTCCTGATAGGTATACAAGTGGGTAAACCCTTGGATATACACGCCCTAATGCACCTCCTATGGTCATAGAAGCGGTCTGTAGAGTACTGTCGTAGATAAGTGGTATCGGGCAATAAAACTCTACTTGGCAAGTGATTAAGCCATAAGTGTAATTAGGGTCTACGGTTGTTCTTAATCCTCTTACACGCGCTTGTATGAATTGTTCTCCAGCTGCTGGAGGTAGGTAGAAATATAATGGGGTTGTTCCTGTAACTGAAGGCAATAAGGCTGCTTGTAAGGTATTGAAATTGGTCTGCGCTGAGGTTGCTCCAGAAGCTAATACTTGCATTGTAATACTGATCGTTCTTGCTCCTAAGAAATCTTGACCTGTAAACATACCGTCGGCGTATCCTCGGTTGTCGTCTTGGTTTCGTATTACTGGTAGTCCTTCTAATCCGTCTACGGACAATATCTGAAACGCTGATCCTTGACCGCCAAAAGCTTGTGAATTAAATGAAAATTGATAAGGAGTTGTTATTGGCATTATCTATCACGCCCGGTTGTAACTGTTTGCCCAAATTTGATGGCGTTTAAAGTTGCTTGAGTTATTTCGCTTGCGCTCAAGTTGGAAGACAAATTATTTGTAATATTGATATTAGCCGCTTTTTCATCTGCTGCTTCTTTTGCTTTGAATCTTGCGTAATCAGCAGTTAAATCTCTTGATGTTGCACTATCAGTACGACCTCCTCCTGCGCCAAGTTTTCCGTATGTTGCGCTTCCTCCCAAGCTAGCCATTAAAGTCATTAAGGTTGTAATAGCCGTAATTGTTTCTTGGATTTCGCTATTGATAGCAGACAAGGCTTGAGTGAAGCTATCTTGCATATCTGCGAGGACTCTGTCTAGGTCTTTCTTGGCATCGGCTAAAGACTCAGCAAGCTCGGTTGCCAATTCGGTTAATGCTTCATTTAGGTCTTTTTTGGCGGTTGCCATTGCCTCTTGGAACTCCACCGCGTATTCGGCTAGTTTTGTATTAAGCTCGGTTCCAACCTCGGCATAAGCCTTAATTAGTTCTTGGGTTGCCAATTTCATGCCAGTATTCATGCTGGTCGCCAAGGCGTCAATACCAGTATTAGCGTTTGCTTCAGTTTCTAAGAATAAAGTTTGTAATTCTTTAATTGTTTCAGGTGTTGCTTCGTTAATCTTTTGGGCTAACTGAGTTCCAATTTCAGTACCTTGCCCAACTATCTGTTCAATAAAGGTTTGACTAAATCCTTTGTCCTTGAGTCCTTGGGTTTGAGTTAATAAGTTTTTTGAGTTAGCAAGCTTGTCTTTTAACTTGTTTATGATATTGCCGACGGTAGCGTCTAAAGGTTGATCTCCACCTAATAGGTCGCTGAATATCTTTCCTACATCTAAGCTAGTTGCGGTCTTGAAGATATCGCGTAGGCGGTCAATAGAGGTTTGGACAATGCTTGCGCGTTTTTCTGCTGCTTCTTTTGTAGCCGTAACGATCTTGTTTTGATAATCTTTTTCTATCTTCAAGCCTTGTTCAGCGTAAGTTGCTTGGGCTTTTGCCACGCTTTTTGCGTTATTTTTCTTGATATCTGCGACTTTTTCGTCGTACTCTAGGCGCTTTCTTGCCACATCTTTTTCGTAATCAGCGATCAATTTAGCCTTTTGGTTTTCTAAATCGGCAAGTTTTTTGTATTGGCTAGTAGCATCTTTTTGAGCTTCACTTAGTTTTTTGAGTCTTTCTTTTTCTCGTTCTGCTTTACCAGCAGTAGAGGTTGGGTCGCTTGCTACCCCGGTTGCTCCTGAGGCATCTGGAGTTGTTCCTCCTCCGAAAGAAGGTAATTTAATTTTCTTGTTTGCGAGGCTATCCAAGTTTTTGGAGTATTCCTTGACTTTTTTTGACGCATTGTCGAAGAATGTTCCTACTTTATCTAATCCACTTTCTATTGTTTTTAATGCGTCTCCAGCAGAACCAACTCCAATTGCTTCTAATCCTTTGAGCAATAATCTTAGAGGACCAGTTGCTAATTTAATTAACCCAACAGCAAGCTTGCCTACTTGTTCAATTATGAAGCTAATAGCGGTTATTCCTGCCTTGCCAGCAGCGATCATAAACTTTCGGAAGGTGTCGCTATTATTCCAAGCGTATACAAAACCTGCTGCCAATAATGCTAATGCCGTTACGATTATGCCGATTGGGTTTGCTCTAGCAGCAGCATTGAAAGCCAACATAGAAGCGGCTAACCCATTTGTAGAAGCTATGGTTGCTAATGAAGCTCCTCTCATAATTGTTGTCGCCACCGTCCAAGCGGTTTGTACTCCTTTAGAAACTACTAATACTGCGTTGTAAATCTTCATAGCGGTATAGCCCACGGCTATCGCGGTGGCAAAAGCTATTATGGCTTCTTTGTTTTTGCCTAACCAATTAAATACTGGTATTAAGTATTTATTGTATAAGTCGCCTAAGGTCTTTCCAATAGACAATAATATAGGTTGTAGGTTTGTTACTAAGTTTCTTGTAAAGTCTGCGACCTTGTCTTTAGCCCTGAATACGGCTCCAGCAAAGGTGTCTCCTGCTGCAGCAGCAGCGCCTCCGAACTCTCTATTAACCTCAGCTAAGATTATTTTTTGCGCTCCAAGTACATTGCCAGATTCGACTAATTGTTTGACCATGGCTTTTTGTTCATCTGTAAATTGGACGCCACTTCTTGTTAATCTAGTCATACCTGCGATTGGGTCGTTTAATGCTTTACCTAACATCATCGCTGATCCCGATACATCAGTTTTTAATACCGCAGCCATATCCAAAGCAGCCTTGGTTGTTTGATTAAATATATCGTTACCTTCTCCGACCACATTTCTTACTTGGGTGAAGGTTGCTAATACTAATTGCCCTTGTAATATAACTTGTTCGTCTACTGCGGCAATTCCCTCGAGTGCAGAAGCTTGTTCTTGTAAGCCTTTAACACTCAAGCTAGCAACATTGCCAGTAGACTCTAAAACTGCTTTGATCTTATTGCTTACTGATTCGTATGCTTGCGCCTCTTGAACTGCTCCTGTAAAAGCATTTTTGACGGCGTTTAATCCGTTTGTTAATAAGTTCCCAGCAAATACTCCTGCGGCCATAGACTTGAAATTGCTCAAGAAGCTTGTTTGTTTCTCTACGGTTTTACCAAAATCTTTAAAATTGTTTTGTAGTTGCTCCATTTGGGAGCGTATCTTGGCGGTTTCTAATTGTAATTCCACCAGCATTGGAGGTATCGGTGAAGCCATTATTTTCCTTTCACCGTTCTCATTTTTGCTTGGAATGCTTTTGTGAATACTCTGTTTAGCGTTCCATTACCTACAAGATAACCGACAGCCGGAGTTAAGAAAGGATACCTCACACCTGATTTCCAGCGAGGACTTCCTAGTTCTACTGCTCTTGCATATTCTACCGTTGGACCCACGGTTGCGATATAACTTCCAAATCCATACCTTGTTTGCGTAGTTATAGATCGTCGTAAGGTTCCAGTTACAACATTTGGACCGGGACCTGTACCGGGTATATGCCCTTCTCCGCGTTTATGTACTCCAGTACTTGCGTTCTTTTTTGCTTGGCGCTCGATAGATAATGCCGCTTGAGTAATAGCATATTCAGCTGCTTGTTCCACTTGTTGTTCAAATTTATTCATGCCGTTTAGGAACTGACCGAGGTTGCGAATGATTACTGCACTCATGTTCTACTCGCTCGCTCTGCCCTCTCGCTTTTAACTTCTTCTATGGTAGAAGCTATTGCCAATAACCAGTCTGCCGTAGACGCAGGTAAATTATCTACCTGTTCGGGCGTCCAACCAAATCGGTCTGCCATTTGGAAGTAAAACCAAGCTTCATCAGGATAAGTTAAATCTTCATGGCGTAGTCCGCCATCCAAGATCCATTTTAATCTTTTGAGTTGGTTGTATCCGCTTTTGGGTCTGCCTCGTTCTTATCATTTTGAGCGATACTTGGGAATAACGCTGTTTGAGCTTCTTTTGTTGCCTCTACTAATGCGTCGTAGTCAGCGATTTCTAATTCATCTAGCGAATCTATTTTGACGCTAGGAATGATGTAATCAAATGACCATTCTTCTATTAGCATTGCTATAAGTGCGTCGCTTAATTGAAGCGCGCGAGATAGTTCTCCTTCGACTGAATCACTAGCTTTCATAATCTTTTTGCGGTCTTTGACGCGCAATAAAGATGGGTCTTTTAATTTAACTGTTGCTCCTGAAGGGAGTTTTATTTGTTTAGACATAAGTGCCTCCTGTTGTTTGCCTTCCTTCTATCCTAACAAATAAACGAGCAGATGGGTGGGAGATCGGGAAGGCGTACGATCTCAACCTTGCCCACCTGCTCTTGGCTTTATTTAGGCGTATGTACCGCTTGCTTTTGCGTTTTGTAGAACCCACTTGATAGGTGCAGATCCGCCGGAAGACCCTGCATCAGTGGTAGTTGCTTGCGCATTCAAGTCAATACTTACGGTTACGAAATCGTCTCCACGCTCTACCATGGCAGCTGTATAAGCTCCTTTTGAGATAGTAGCTTGGATTTGGGTGAGTGTTGAACTTGCTCCTTGTTGCCAGTTAAGGACAAGGATTGGCTGAGAATTGTTTAGGTAGCGTGTTAATTCGGTATCTGCGTCCATTACGAACTTGATTTTGCCAGTTACTTCTAGCGGACCAAGGAATACCTGATATGGATTTTGTGTATTGCTAATTCCATAAATAGGTGTTACTGCACGCTTCATATCGATGTTACCTTCCATAGCAGTCGTTACTGAACCGCCACCGATACTTACGGTGCCACGCCATACTGGAGTTGGTAATACGGTGCTAAATGAAGGTGTTGGGTCTGCGATTGTTGCGCTCTGCCAACCTGTTGATTTTGCGTCATATTCTAATAATCCGTCTGCATTGAAGCGTAAAGAAAAATCAGAAAATTGGCAACCGGGATAACGACGCACAGCGACGGCATAAAAGTCTGTAAGTGTGTATGAAATTGGTTGAGCGTCTGCTGCTGAGGTAGTGCTATTCAATAATGAAATTGTGTGTGTAAATGGTGCGCTTGCTCCTGTTGTTGCTACTGAACCC